AACTGGAATTTATGAATTATACAATGACGTAACAAATAGAACCTATATAGGCCGTTGTCAATCCACTTTTGCTAATAGATGGAGCGAACACACAAACCAATTAAATAAAGGTAAGCACATAAACACACAATTACAAGCTGACTGGACTAAATATGGTTCAAAAGCTTTTACATTTAGTGTAGTAGAACGTTGTGACGTAATTACTGCTAAATATAGAGAATTAGAAATCATTGATAACTACAGAAAACTTCAAATAGAAGTATATAATGTCTATTCTATGCGAGATGACATTATTTTAGAACTCAACGAATACACCCATACCACTCCACTTAATTTTGAAAGTGAAATTGATCTAGTTGATGCTAGATGTCGTGGCAAAAAGTTACCTTTACACTGGCAATTTTATGTAAAAAGTGGACAAGTTGAAATATACATACACTTATATGACAAAAGTAAGTATGTAGATAAAATGCAATCATTAGAATTAAGTTTAACCAATAGAGAAAAATTTATTCAAGATAATAATTACTTTGAAATATCTAAGGATGTCTCAGAAATTTATCTCACTGGCGAGTGGAAGACATTTTCTGAATCACTCATAAACGAAATTGATTTTATAGTTAGTATTTTCGGCTAAGTTCATAGTACCACAATTAATAGTATCTGTCAAATAAATTATAGGAGAGTGTATTATGAACATTTTTAAAGGCTTTAAATCTAAAAAACTGTCTCAAATAGAACAACAAAATATTATTTATGAAATTCTTATAAGTAATTATCAATCCTTAGAAAAACTTCATAAACAAATGGAGCAAAAATAAGCAAATTGTATGAAAAAGTATGTAAAAGTACACAAAAATAATAAGAATGAGGGCGACATATTGAAACTTAGTGATAAGGGTTAATACTTAGAACTCAAAAAGGAGCAATTAATTATGGATTTATCAACATTAGGTATCACACCTGAGCAAATGACTGCATTACAAGGTCACATATCGGAATCAAATACTACCTATGGGCAGAGTGAGGGAGATAAGGTTAGGACTGATTATACTAAGAAAATGAAACTAATAGAAGATGAATTGGTTCAATACAAACCAGTTGCTAAGTCAGAGGGAGAAATAGCCTTAGACTTAAGAATTAAAGAGTTTGAAGACAAAGAAAAGGCAATGTCAGGCAAAGAGAAATTAGCAGATATAACTTCTAAATTAGCAGCCCAGGGTTTACCATCAGAACTTGCGAAATTCTTACAAGGTGCTGAAAATGTGGAAACTGGAATAACTAGCTTAAAGGAAATATTCACTAATCTTAAAATTGATGGTGGCTTTAAACCTGTCAATCATACTGGTGGAGCAGATTCTATTACTAAAGAGAAATTCAATAAGATGGGTTATGGAGAAAAGACTTCTCTATACAACAGTAATCCTGATTTATATGCGAGATTGTCCAAGTAGCTTATTCGTAGGCTGCTTTTTTAATATATAAAAAGAAAATAATATGATGGAGATCAACTCGAAGGAGATTTTATAAATGGCTTTAATAATTCCAAGTGTATATGCAGATTTAGTAAGAGAAAAAATAGTAGGTAAAGTAAAGGTTGCAAATTTTGCAGTCGATCTAGGATTCCTCACTAATTCAACAGTGGGCGAAACAGTTACATTCCCTAAATGGAAACTATTAGGAGATGCAGAAGATGTAGTTAAAGGAGTTGCAGTTGGTACAGAATCATTAGCTCAAGAATCAACTACTGCTACTATCAAAATGGTTGCTCCTAAAGGCGTTACAGTTTTCGATATGGACAACATAACGGCTCTCGGCAATGCTATAGATGAAGCAGCTTCACAACAAGCAGTACAAATTGCTAGAAAAATAGATTTAGACCTTATCACAGAGGCTCTTACAAGTCCTTTGAAGAGTGCTACTGCTAGTGGAGTATTAATTACTGCTGCTGAACTTAACGCTGCTCTAATGCTTTATGGTGATGAACAGGACGTAGAGGAATTTGAAGGAATAGTAGTTAACTCTTTACTATTACCATCATTCGTAGCTATGCCTGAGTTTACTTCAATCGAGAAAACTTATCAAGGTGCTACAAATGGAGTTGTTACTGGTGGAGTTATTGGTTATTTCAGAGGATATAAAGTTTGTATGGCTAATCATGGTACTTATGATTCTGCTAAAGCTGAATGTATTACTCTAATAATCAAAAAGAAATCTCTAGGAATAATGAACAAAAGAGATATTAAAGTTGAAGAAGATAGAAAACCAGCTCTATTCTGTTCTGATATATTCTCTAATAAAGTATATGCAGTTCATTTAACAGCTGAAGATGGAGTTGTAGTAGTTAGAAAGACAATAGTATAAGTAAAAATATGGGATTGCACTTAATTGTGTAGTCCTACTTTTTTTGTCCAGTTAAAAGTTAAGTAAAAATGTTTACAATTGTATACGAGTGTTTACAAGGGTTTACAGGTATAAATAATGTTTACAAAATATGAGGAGGTTTATTAATATGCTAAGTCCAGAGAAATTGAAATTTTTAAGAGCTTTACATGGTTTAACACAAACAGAGGTTGCTAAGAAAGTGCCTTGTACTAAGAATTATCTATCAGAAGTTGAAGGTGGAAAGGCTCAATATTCAGATAAACAATCACTAAAAATTATTAATGCTATATATATGGCTCATGCAGAAAAGAAAACTAAGAATAATGTTAAAGAGATATTAGAAGATGTTACAGAAGTAGTAGAAAATATGAATAAATAAAGGGGAAATATAAAATGGCAACTTACAAGGATAAGATTACAAGCAATGCTAATAAGATATATTATTTTGTTAAATGGTATGTTGATACTCCTATAAAGAAAAGGAATAAAACAGACTTTGATAAGAATTGTAAGGGTAGTTGTGCAGTTGAGTTTGAGTACGCAATGAGTGATTGGTTACAGAGGTCTGATGTACAGGAAAGTATATTGGAGTATATGAAAACCCAAAAGTTTATTAAGATAACTAACATATATGATTCTATGTGTGAAAAAGCTATGAGTGGTGACGTTAATGCTAGTAAATGGGTTATAGATTTTAGTAAGAGTGATTTCTTTAGTGTGGAAGTAGACAAGGCTGACTCTTATTTAGATGGTATCAATATTCCTGGACTTAAACTGGGTAAATCAAAATGGGAATTAAAGACTCTAACGCACAGAAATTAGCTTACTTATGGCAAGATGGACATGAAGCTGAATGGATTGCTGCCTTTATTAAAATAGTTGATAAGGAAACAAATACAGTACCATTTATCTTGACACCTGAACAACAGAAATTTGCATATGGGCTAGAGAAATTCAATATAGTTCTTAAGAGTCGTCAACTTGGGCTATCAGTTTGCTCCGTAGCTCTTGCAATAAGACAATGTGTAGTTTATCCTGACTCAGCTTGTCTATTAGTATCACATGATCAGAAGTCTTGCAACAGTATATTTGATAAACTTAAGCAACAGTTCAATAGTCTACCTGATTGGTTACGTCCTAAAACTATAACTAATAATCGAGCCGAGATTAAAATGGTCAATGGTTCTAAGATTGTGTGTTCAGTAGCTGGGAATAAAGATGTAGGTAGAGGAGATACTTTGCAGCTAGTTCATTTATCAGAATTTGCTTTTTGGAAGAATCCGGAGAAACAATTAAATAGTATCACGCAAGGATTATCTGCTAATGGTAAATTAATTATAGAATCTACTGCTAACGGATTAAATGCTTTCCATGATTTATATTTTCAAGCTGAGAATAATGAGAATAGTTTTAAGAGTTTCTTTTTTAATTGGATTAATGGTAGTTCATTATTTACTAAGGATTATGATAGTTCAGTTAAAATATATGAAGCTAAGAATGATAAATTGCTCACACTTGATGAACTTGATGAAGAGGAAAAAGAATTAACAAGTTTAGGCATGACAATAGAACAAGCTATGTGGAGAAAATTAAAGGTTGCATCCAGTGGACTTGATTCATTTCACATGGAATATCCTAGTACACCTATTGAAGCTTTCCTAAGCACAGGAGCCAGTATATTTGATAATAAGAGGATTAATTCTAATGAGATGAGCATTGTACGAGACAAAATAACACATATCCCAAAAGCAAATATAGTAGGTATGCCTTTGATCTTAGCTAGTCATTATGCTAGGTCTTTTTTTATGTGGAAATTACCTCAGAGTGGAGAGAAATATTGTATTGGAGTAGATTTATCAGAAGGTGTAGGTAAGGATAATTCAGTAATAGAAGTATTTAGTAAAGTTACTGGTGAGCAAGTAGCTGAGTTCGTAAATAACAAGCTTAAGCCTTATCAGATGGCAGAGATTATTAATGAGCTTGGGATTTACTATAACAAAGGTTTATTGACTGTAGAGAAAGCCTCAGGAGGTCACAGTGTATTAGAGAGATTGAGACTAACTTATAAATAT